TGGACGTTGGCGACCTGTGGATTGTTCGCCGTTGCCACGCCGGGCGAGAGCCCGCCCAGCGGGACATCACGATGACTGGATCCCGGCACGATGCTGCCCGTGCGCGGATAGGCCGTGCTGACCGGCACGGGCGCGTATTGGATCACGGCGAGCAGCTTGCCGTTGCGGTCCACGTTCCACATGCGGATCGTCTTCGAGAGACGCGGGGCCAGCCGCTTCAGGCGGTAGCTGCCATCCGACTCCACGCGCCAGACAAGCTCCAAGCAGGAGAACCCGAAGTCCAGCATGAGGAGGATGTGCCGCAGGGTGTCGTCCCACGGATCCTCCATCGCGTCGTCGTTGAAGATCGCGTGGTTGCAGAAGTCGGCGATCTGGCTGTCTACGTCGTCGCCATCCTCGGGCGGGATGCACGTCCACGTCGCCCCGCGCAGGGGCAGCTTGATGACGGAGAGCATCGCCCGGATCTGCGCATCGCTGAGGCGCATCTTGTCGTAGATGCGCACGGCGGTGACGAAGTTGTCCAGTTCGGGGTTGAAGTCTTCGCGGCGGATGTAGCCGCCGAAGTTCTCGGTGCCGCTCGCGCCAAACTCGTTGCCCTCCGCGATGGGCCGGACACGAGGATGCGGATCCGATGCGGCCGAGATCACCTGCCTGCCCCTGACAATGTCGCTGCCTCGCAGAATCGCGGCGTTGCTCAGGGGCGTCGTGCGCCACGGAAGTTGAGGGAACTTGAAGTAATCCCGAATGGCCATGTGTCGGCCCGCCTTCTGGTGCCGCGTCGTTCGCATAGTCAAGCCGAACGGCGGCGCGTGTCAAGGTTTCAGATACAAACGCTGAACCTAGAAGTACTTCAGCCGGGGCATGCGCTCGGGCTTGGGGTTGTCGATGGGGCGCATCGCCACGTCGCGCAGGTCGCCCGGCCCCTCGTCTGGCGGGCGCTGGCCCTCCGACCGCAGGATGGCTCTGGCCCCAACCGCCCGGCTGTCGATGTCGGGGAGCTTCTGCCACCACCGGAACTGGTAGACGTAGCGCATGGCGCTCATGCAGTTGTGAACGAGTATGCCGTTAGCGAAGAACTCTGGAGCGTCCTCGACTGTTAAGTCGTAGACGTTAGCGCGGCCCACTGGTTCGATGCCCACGACGCGCACCGCAGGCTCGTGAGCACGTCTGCTGTCGGCTAGAACGTCATCGTCGCGCAAAGCGCACATTGGCGTCCAGCCGCGATTCTCTGTCCACACCCGGTGATCTGGCGTGCCCGTCAGCGTGCGCCCATCAGATAGCCGCACCATAACCACTTGCGCCATAACTCTCGTGAGTCCTGCGGACACCACGCGTTTCCACCCCTGACGCGTGGCAACAAGGTCGCCCTTAATAACGCACTCAATCGGCACCATCCCAGCCAGCGTCTCCACTGGTGTATGGGCGACGAAACAATGGGAGTTTTCGTCGTGCACCGGCATGTGCTTGCCGGGCACGGGGTTGCCCTCCGTGTCCACGGGCCAGTGGTAGTTGCTGATGGCGTCGATGAAATGCGAGCACCATGAGGCGATCTCGAAATCCCCCTTGCGGACGGTGTTGTGGACGAAGTCAATCCACTCCAACTCCGACCCACGCTTCGGCCCATGAATGACGACGATGCCCGGCTCGCGCCCGCGCAGGTTCGACACCCACGACATCAGGTCGCTCTCGCGCTGCTTGCCCGCCGGGTCGCCGTAGTGCAGCAGGTCCACCCCAGTGAGTTCACGCACGAGCGGGGCCCATAGGCCGTTGACGAAGCCGTGGAAGTGGTCCCACGAGGCGTTGTTCTTCTCGTATTCGTCCAGCCAGCGGATGCGCATGCGCGACTCGTCTACCACTTGCCCCAGCACCAGCGAGGTTGGGTCGTCCACGCCGAAGTCCCACCCCACGACGCAGGGCAAGTACGGCTGAATCGCCGCACGCAGATAGCGTTCGCGATATGCGTCAAGCCGTTCCTGCGCGCCGCGCTCGCCCACGTAGGTCTGCGCTTCGACAACATGGCGGGTCACATCGAACGCCGCGAACACGCGCCCGCGCCGCGACTTCTCATAGCTGATGTCGAGTTCTGAGGCGACCCCCTCGGGCGTCAAGTCCTGACACTCGCGGTCGTACCACGTCGAGCGCATCTCGGGCGGCTTCCCCTGCGCGGGATTCCCGCACGCGTGCACGAGGAAATACTCAAGGGCTTTACCGGGGTAAGGGGCTTGCCAGCCACAGGTGCAGTACAGCCCTTCGGCCTTGCGCGGATGCTCGCTCCAGTGGAACGAGAATTTCTTGAAGGTCGTCGTGGTCGAGAAGCGGATGCGGGCGAACACGTCGCCCTTGCCGTTCGGCGTGCTACTGAGGCAGGTGCCGTTCTTCGCCGCTTGACGCAGGCCCTTGAAGATGGACTCGCCCTTGGTGATGTAGGCGGCTTCGTCCATCAACGCGCGCTTGTTGGCCCGGCCACGCCCAGCGCGCACGGTGCCCGTTTCTCCACGAACGAAGCTGTTCGTCTTCGGGTTGCGCACCATCGTCGCCTTGAATTCCAGCGGCTCGGTCAGATAGGGCGGGAGCGAATCCCACACCGCCTTGATCTTGCCGAGCAGGCTGTCGGGCGTATCGATGCCCTCGACTTCGTCCTGCCGACGGCTGAGCGCCATGTCGCCCCAGTTCTCGTGAAACTGGATGTCCCACAAGAACACGATCATCCACGCCCACGACATGAGCATCTGGCGGGACTTTTCGACGTGGACGTTGGTGGGCACCTGCACGCCATCAAAGAACCGGCGGAGGTAGGCATAGCAGGGAAACTTGCGCCACTGGGGCGCGCCGCTGGGATCGTCTACGTCAAGGGTCCAGCAGTGGAGAAACGCGAACCGGGCGAGGTCTTGAGAGCACCGGCAATACTCGGCGTTCGACGCTTCGATGTCGGGAATGTCGGGCGGGGAAAGCTCCCAGTCGCTCTGGATATATCCTTCAGGCTCCCACACGCCGGGACGCACCTCTCGAAACGGCACGGGCGGCATGAAGAACGACGGCGGCAGCGTCGAAGCAGCGGCAGCTACGTGTTGTAGCTGCCGCTTTGGGCCAGTGCTCATGCGCTAGTCATGGTAGATGACACACACCTTCTGCGCGTAGGAGATCGGGAACGCGAACTGCACCGTCTTCCCCTCGACGTCGAGCGCGCGCAGCGTGGTCTTGAGATCCTTGTAGGTCGCATACACCACGGTGTAGGTATGCGGCGAAGCCGACGGTGACGGCGAGGCCGAAGGCGACAGCGAGGGGCTGGCGCTGGCCGAGGGGCTCAGGCTGGGCGACACCGACGCCGAAGGCGACAGGCTCGCGCTTGGGCTGAGACTGGGCGACACCGACGCCGAGGGCGAGAGCGAGGCCGAGGGCGAATCACTGGCCGACGGGCTGCGGCTAGGCGACACGGACGCCGAGGGCGACCGTGAGGCCGACGGGCTCAGGCTGGGCGACGAGGAGGCCGAGGGCGAAATGCTCGGGCTGTTCGACGCGCTGGGGCTCAGCGACGCGCTGGGGCTCAGTGAGGGGCTCGCACTCGCGGATGGCGACCGGCTCTGAGACGAGGACGCCGAGGGCGACAGGCTGGCGCTCGGCGAGGGGCTCTTCGACGCGGAGGCGGAGGGCGAGCGGCTCGGCGAGGACGAGCCAGAGGGCGACCGGCTGGCGGACGGGCTGAGGCTCTGTGACCCGGACTGCGACGGCGAATACGAGGCGCTCGAACTGGCGCTTGGCGACTGCGACGCCGACGGCGACTTCGAGGCAGACGGGCTGGACATCACACACCTCCCACCGGGCGCAACGGGGTCGCCTGAATTGACCCGCGCTCGGCTCTAGTTGACCAACAACATCGGCGGCGGGGGTGCCCGCCGTTCGGCGACGCTGATGAGCGGTTCCCGCTCGGTCATCGCCTTGCGCATCGCCTCGCGCAGCACGTGCGCAGGCGGCAGGTTGAACTGCACCTCGGCCGCTTGGCGGTTCACGATCCCGAGGTCTTGCAGGAGGGTCATCTTGCGCTCACGGGCGTCGATGGCCATGCGTAGGCACACCATGCGCTGCTTGGCGATGAACGCCGGGGACACCGACGGCTCCCACACGATTTCGCCTTCCTTGTCCCTGACGACCTTGGTCCCGCCGTTGCCATCGGACTCGCGCACGGGGCGCTTCGAGTCCTCGGCCACGCGCACGAACTCCGACCACGCGAGGCGCTCGGCTTCGTCATAGGAGGCGACGGCCTCCCCCACGACGTCGGCCGGGTTGATCTTGGACACCAGCCCGTACTTGCCGCGCCAGTTCTCGTAAATCCACTGGATGTCGCGAAGGACCGTCGAAGCGTTGACGCGCACGGCCTTCGCGATGGCCGTGGTCGTCATGTTGGACCGCACGCGCATGCTCAGCACGCGGGCGCGGCGGTCCTCGATTTCATCCTGCGTGGCCTGCCGAAACTCGTTGTCGAGGTCGTCGGGAACGAGATTGATGTCTTCCATATGTGCAGGCGCGGCATGCGCCGTTGAGGGGCATTCTAGCGCAAGTCGCTGAGAGTGCAAGCCTTATGACTACACGAGGCGGGGTCGCGGAGGCGGAGGCGTCGTCTGAACGGAGGGCGGTGGGGCGTCGGCGGCGTCCCACTCTTCGCGGGTGAAGGTGCCGGTGCCGTGGGCCGTGGCGACGAAGACGCCGCCCGCGCGAAAGTAGACCGTCGCGAGGCAGTCGTTGGCGACGGCCCGTTTGGCGTCCGCGACGGTCGTGAGAATGGGCGGCGTGTGCATCAGTGTTTGGAGCGGCGTGGCGTCCGACTCGCGGCGCGCTTGGCCTTCGTCTTCTCGTGGAGCATGTAGCGCCGCAAGAGGGTGACGGAGTACCCCGCCATCTGCGTGGCCTGTTCCAATAACATGAGACGTTCCTCTCGCGACACCGCCATGTACTCCGGCGAGTGTAAGAACGCCAGCAGACGCATCAGTTTGTCGTCAAGCTCGCGCTTTTCCTCGACAATCCGCGCCACAAACTCGTGATTCGTCTTCATCGTCGTCTCCTTGGTGTCGTGAGGGCGTAACCCAGCCCTCTGTCGCGCCCGTTCAATCGTCCCTACGAGCAGGGCCTTGTTCCGCTTCGTCATCTTCGCCATCGTCGTCTCCGTTGTAGGACGCCCCGGAGCCGGGACACGAGGCCCCGGCTCCGGGCAGCTTGGCGGCTGTAACACTCTCCCGGCTCAGCGGCCGGTGTAGGGTTTGCCGTGCGCCTTGAAGTACCGCTGCCG